GCTCCTGAGAATAGCTTCGACATGGACATGCTTTATGAATTAGCTGGACAGGAACTTATAAGATGGAGATGTGGAGCCTACCTCGCAAAGAATCCAAATATAGTAGAGAATAAATTGATAGCCGAGACTATCCAGGGGACTCCAATATTTGCCGATGTAATGAATCCTGTCATAGATGCAATGGAGAGAGCAGGTAAGAACGTCGCAAAGATTAGAGACGCATTACTCGCTACAAGAAAGGCTCAAATTACTGCTGGACAAGTTGCAATTGATGCTACTCAGAAAGCTGCGGAACTTAGAAAGAAAGCCGCAGAGATCAATAAAATGCGCAGAGAGTTGAACTCAGGTTTACTTAAACAGGGACAATTTACAATAAAAAATGAGCCTGATCCAAAGATTCTTGATGGGGACGACTAAGACTGCTAGTGCAGGAGCTACAAGCTCTATAAGTCATAGCTTTAGTTCTATAGCAAGTACTCAAGTACTGACATCTACAAGAAGCGTCAGGTTTGCGCCAGTTGACCCAGAGATGTTATTTGGTCTCCATACCCTTGCAACAGGCAATGCCGTCACAAGGAGAATGGTGGCTTCTGGCATGACACCCAAAACCTTCGTAAGGTCTAGAGCCTTACGGTACAGAGGCTAACTATGGTAGTTGGATTAGTAGCAGGTGCCTTTAAAGGAGTAATGGGTACGGCAAAAGGCGTGACAAGCCTAGCTGCCTCAATACTAGGAAATAAAGCTTCAGCTAGTACACTCAGACACTCTAAGGCTGGTAAAGAATTTCTAACCAGAAGAGTACTTCCAGCAGCTGTTGCTTATGGTGCTGGGCAAGCTGGTTCTTTTGCTCTTCAAACTAGAGCAGAAGAAAGAAGAGCATATTACGGAGAAAAAGCTTATAGGTCTAGATATGGAACAAGTGCAGAGACTGCAGCTGGGATTACACAGATGGCAGGATCTGCTATAGGCGTTGGTGCTTTATTAGGTGTAACCCCTTCTATACGAAGAAGATTTGAGATGAGAGGGATCAATAAAAGCCTAAGAAAAGTGGAAAAAGAATACAAAGCAGTTAATAGTAGGATTGGTGCTATAGAACAAAGAACTAGACCATTTAAAGTAGACTATTTTGGTAATCGAGTTGGCGGCTCATCTGTAGTAAGAACTCCACTAGCTCCTCAGGGGGCATCTAAAAGTTTTCTGGCTGACTATGCTTCCATGACTTCTAGGAGAACAGCCCTAATGACTGAAAAGTCGGCATTACAGGCTAGGAAGTCCGCAATTGGACCTATGATGTCTGCTAAAGCAATGTTAGGCTATGGTGCAGCAACTGCTATTGCGACATCAGCAGCAAATGGTGTTATTGGAGATCCTATTGGATCTTTAGTTACCGGAGTTGGCGTAGTTCTAGGCGCAAAAACTCTTTTTACTCCTATTAAGACTGGAAAACAACTTTTAGGAGCTGGTAAGTTTGTAGTAAAGAATATTGCTCCTATAGGGGCAGGAGTTGCTACTATTGCAACTGGGGCTGCAATTGGATCAAACATACCTGCTCCAGCAGCAGCAGAAGGCACCATAGAAGAAGCTGTATATAATAAATCAAGTCCCATACAAAAACTTAATTACTCCACAGCTGGACTAGTTCAAGCTATTCACAATAATAGGAGAATGAGATAATGGATATAGAAAGAATGCTATCCCCCACCGGCGGGTACAATTATGGAGAAACTATAAATTCTGGCGTAGCTGGCCTTGGAATGATGTTTATGAGCGGCTCATTGTTTGATAAGTTTATGATGAATCCAGCTAACGCAGCAGCAAAGTATGGAATGAGAGCAGAAAGGAGAGCTAGTGGTCTTTTTGATAAAACTGATTTAGGTCCGGAATATACTAAAAAAAGAGCAAGACTAGAAAGTGTTAAAAATAGGATAGGGGCTAGTGGAAAGGGTGTAGCAAGATTTGACGAGCAGATCAAGAATCAGATGGATAGCGCAAGGCAAAAAATCATAGAAGATAACAAGAAACTCAGAAAAGATTTTACAAGAAGTCAAAACAGACTACACAGAGAATGGAAGTCCAAGTTTGCAAGGGGCAGAAATATATTTAGGGCAGCTGGATGGGCTACATTAATATCTGCAGGACTAGATATAGCAGTAGAAGCTGCTACTCCTGGAGTAAGTAAGGTCGCTGCAAAACGGGAAGAGCAATTTATGCAAACTTCTCAACAAATGAACCAAGGCTCTTTTACAATGAGACAAAGAGCAGTGGAGGCTATACACAATTCTATGATGAATGTTAGAAATGTTATAGGTAATGAAGCTCAATTTATGCACAGGTAATATTTAAAACGTATTTTTTATAAGTCGCTAAAAACCTAATTAAAATGAGCTCAATAAAACTAAGTAAATTAAAAGTTTTAATATTTGACATAGAGACTGCTCCTTCCCTGGGATGGGTATGGGGAAAGTATGATCAAGATGTAATAAGTTTTGAGGAGCATTGGTACATGCTTTCCTTTGCTGCTAAGTGGTTAGACTCTAACAAGATTATCAGCTACTCTTTAGCTGACTTCCCTGGATACCAGAAAAACAAAGAAAACGACAAGTTACTTATCAAGAAGCTATGGGAACTAATGGATGAGGCAGATGTTATAATTGCTCACAACGGTGATAAGTTTGATATAAGAAAGGCTAACGCTAGATTCCTAGTACATGGGATGACGCCACCTAGTCCATACAAGACTGTGGATACACTGAAGATTGCAAGAAAGCACTTTGCATTTGACAGCAATAGACTAGACGATCTTGGCAAGATATTAGGAGTAGGGGAAAAGGTTAGCACCGGCGGATTTAAGCTATGGCAAGAGTGCATGGCTGGTAATGAGAAAGCCTGGGCTAAAATGAAGAAGTATAATAAGCAAGATGTTTTATTACTTGAAAAAGTCTACATGAAACTTCGCCCTTGGTCAAAATCTCATCCAAGAGTAACTGACCAATCAGAAAATATATGCCACTGCTGCGGGTCGTCTAATGTACAGTTAAGAGGTTTTAACTATACAAAGTTTAACAAATTCCAGCGGTTCATGTGCAAGGATTGTGGATCTTGGACTCAAGGCCACCCTTTAAAGTCAGAGGCTAAGTAATATGTCAGAAGTACAATATATCCCGGAAATAGACTATAAGTCAAGAGGATTTACTCCTTTAAAAGATGCTCCAGACGGAGATCTTTGCGGAAACTGTATAGCCTATTACGATATGTTGTACAAGAAAGGGATGACTAAAAATCCTTTTCCACCTAACTGCAAAAGACACATATCCAATGTAGCAGCAAGTCTGAACCCAAATGACTTCAGAGATTCAGACGAGTATGAGTTAGCTAAGATTATAACCGACCCTATTAGCTGGGCCTACGCAGAATTCGAATGGGAACCCAGATGGTATCAAGAAAGAATTCTATCCTGTACGTCAGATAAGAAGCTTATAAGAGGAGGAAGACGAGCAGGCAAGTCAGAGACAATGGTTATTGAGATCTTGTTTGAGATATGCACAAACAATAACCATACAGTCCTAGTCATTGCACCTAGCGAGAGACTAGTGAGCAGATTCTTTGACGAGATGAGAAAATTTATAAAGAAGAGTCAAAATATAACTAACTCAATAGCAAGATCTACAAAGGGACCAAATCTAATAGAACTAAAGAATGGATCAAAGGCCCTAGGATTCTCTGCTGGTCCAGCTAGCTCTAGCGGTGCTGATAAGATCAGAGGACAAGACGCACATCTTATAATTATTGACGAATTAGACTTTATAAAAGAAAAAGACGTTGACGCTATCATGGCTATTCTTGCTTCGCACCCGGAAGCTAGAGTCATAACAGCTTCTACTCCTCAGGGATGGAGAAAGAAGTTCTATAGCTATGTAGTTAACAAGGACATAGGCTATAAAGAATTTTGGTTTATATCCGCAGAAAACCCTACCTGGACAGATAAGCAGGAAGAGTACTTTAGAAACTCTTATAATGAGTCAGCTTTCACGCATGAATTCTTAGCTGACTTCGGAGATCTAGAGGATGGCGTATTCAAGAGAAAACACATAGATAAGTCTATACAAGATTATCAATACTCTAGTATCCCAGAACCTGGGAATAAGTACATACTAGGAATAGATTGGAACAAGAGTGCTGGCACTCACATGGTTATTATGGGCTGGGACGGCTCTAAGCTAAAGCTATTTAATAAGATTATAGTGCCTGAGTCTGAGTACATGCAGACCGAGTCAGTTAATGAAATTATTAGACTACACTCTATTTGGAACTTTAAACACATATTTGCTGACGCTGGTTACGGTACAGCTCAGGTAGAAATGCTAAAGAAGCATGGGCAGAAAAATCCAGCTACAAGGTTAGCTGATATAACGCAGGCTCTACACATGAACCAGAATGTAGAAATACTGGATCCTGTAACGGCTCAGCCAGTTAAGAAATTTGCCAAGCAGTTTATAGTGCAGCAGACTGTAAAGCTGCTAGAGGATGGGGCAATTATACTTCCTAAATCTGAAGACACTATGACAACTGTCGAGGCAAAGCAGATGGGCCTTATACAACAAATGAGAAACTATAGAGTAGAGAACTACTCAATATATGGCTTGGCTAGATTTAGCCAGGGAGAAGATCACACCTTAACTGCATTCATGATTGCTTGTGCCTGCTTTGTCCTAGAAGAAGGAGATCTAAAGCAAGTTGAGTATTCTACTAGGATAATTGGAGTTCCAGTAAATAGTAACAACTCAGCTGAGATGAGTCCAACAGAAAGGGAACGAGCAGAAACATCTCTTAAATATAGATTGGAAAGAACAACCGGTAAAGCAAATGTCGGTAAGAAAGCTCTAGGCGTCAGGGATCTAGATATATCCAGTAGAAAGGTATCGGAGATATATGGGCATAGATTTAATTCCTCGGGCGCAGGGAGAAAAAATCTAGATAACAATAAACGCAAGAGCTTCTAATGTCTCAAAAAATAGGATACAACGGTCTACCTGAGTATAATAAGCCTAGAAAGCTGGTAGAAACAAATAACAATAAAGATATAAATTCCCCTTTATCTGACAAGAAACCTCCTGTACTTACCGATAGACAGAAAGAGGCAGATGAACTTTATAGATCTATAGCTCAGACTTATATCAAAGGCAGAAAGCTCCAAAAGGGTTTAGCAGGTATGGATCCTGCTGCATACATCCCAATTGTAGAGGATTCTGACGCTGGAGTGTCGGCTAGACGTTTGTTTGAGAACGAGTCTAAGAATGGAACAATTATAACATACTCTATGTTCCAGAAGTCTGTAGACTACATCTATCAGAAGAAGTGGGAGATGCGAAAGATGTATATGCAAAACATCTTTCCTGTCACAAAACTGGGAGAGACAGAGCTAATATCCAGTGTAGAAAGAACAACAAAGAACAAAGGCTTAATAAGAGAATTTGTAGAAGGTAACGGATTAGCTGGTGCCCTTATAGGGCTACTGTGCATGACGCCTTTCATGGCGGACTTTATGCTAGCTTTGTCTGGAGAAGAATCTGCAGCAAAGGGAGTCTTTTCTATAAAGGTAATAGCTGGGCTAGCACTATTAGTAGAGTTGGGACTAAAAGCAGCCAAGATAATAGAGCTTCTTAAACTATTAAAAGGAGCTAAGATAGACAATCTAGAAAATATTATAGAACAACTTGAAAATGACCCAGATGCTAGAGGAAGAGCACTAGCAGATATTGGTATAGATGCCAATGAAATGCGTCAGTCAATTATACCTAATGACCACAAGAAGATAATAGACTATGTGTCTGAATACTACAATAGGTATGGCGGACTTGCTGAGCCTAATGGATTTACAACTATAGATCACTGGATAGCCTACATGCATGTGGCTCAAAACCAGATGCTACTAAGGGGCGCACTAAATGTAGCAGATGATTACTCTACAAGATTTGAGGACATTAGACAAACAGAAAGTAGTACTCCAAATGAGCCCTATGTAAGTAGCAGTACAGTAGAAGACAGATCTGGAATAAGGCTACCAAAATTTGAACTTGGGGTAACACTTGCTAGCGGAACTAGAGCACTAAGAGAAAAGAGCAATGATATATATGACGACATTCTAAACGCATTTATGTATCAGATCAGTGATCAAGACTTGTGCTGCCTAGTGTCCTTATTTGGAGCTGTAAAAAATACTGACATGCTTAGGACTATTGCAGCAATCCTAAGAATACTAGCAACTGACTTATCTTTTGATATAGCTAATTTACTAAATAAGCTAAAACTATTTATAGCTAACATGCTAACTGCGATAATATTTGAACTTATAAGTCAGATAGATAAAGTAATGCAAAAGCTACTATTGAAACTTGTAGACATGTTTACAGTAAATATAGAAGCACTAAAAAACTGCATAGGCCTGCTAAGTATAGGATGGGCGATTATGGACGCCGTTAGGGTCTTCTTTAAGATTGTAAAAGACCTAATGAGGGAGCTAGTCAGTATAATAAACGACTACGCTCAAGGCGATGACACTGGATGGAGCATAGCCGCCGACAGAAAACATCTATTCGGCATAGCAAGAATACTAGAGGTCTTAGCAACTAGACTAGATTTGGCTGCAGTGTGTGAAATAAAGAGAGATGGATCAAGAGATGGTACTCCTCCTCTCGGGGACGTAGAAATAAAAGATATAACCGCCGGAGATGTAATATATGATATACTAGGCAAGTTCCCGCCGACTCTAAACCTGACTAATCAAGAAATTGAGAAGTATTTTCCTAATCAGCAATCTCGTACTAGTAAAAGACTTAAGTTTAATTACGGAATAGTAGACATGCAAAATTCTAAGAGAGCAGAAGGATCTGGCTGCGTAGAGCCACCACCTGCCAGTGCCATCAACGAGATGGTAAATAAAATGAATGAAATTTTAGGCAGAACTAACTAATATGGCTGATGTAAATTTAAAAGACCTAAAATTAGCTCTTTCTCAGACTACTATTAGTAATATACAGAAAGCTCTAGAAAGAAGAAGTAAGATATTAGGAAGAGCTAGAAGCTACGAGTCAAGAGGTTATTCCGATAACTTTACAAGAAATAGTCAGTTTATTGCTCCTGTCTATGACCTAGCAGAAATTGCTAGGGCGGCTGATGTTGAGCCATATATAACTAGTTCTATCAAGAAGCACAGAACTCATGTATTAAAAGAAGGATTTGAGTTAATTGGCGAAGATCAAAAAACTGTAGACTACGTAAAGAACAGGCTATACGAAATATCCATGGTATCTGGCATTCCTACTATAAGCTGGGTAAGAGAATTTATAACAAATGTTGTAACCTACCACAATGGGTATTTAGTGCTAAGAAGAGATCAAGATAGATCTTCTGGCAAGCCTATCAGGATGTATGGTAAGACTATAGATCCAATTGCTGCCGTGTTCGTGATGGATCCTATTACCGTAGAAGTGGAAGTAGACTCATATGGTACTCCAATTAAATGGAGACAGGCTCTCTACAATAACGATAAGGCCGACAGGACAGAGAAGCGGTTTGACGTTGAAGATGTAATACACGTTGCCGTAGACAGAAAGTCTGGATTTACTTTTGGTACACCATACTTAATTGGCGTGCTGGATGACATTAGAGCACTAAGAAAACTAGAAGAGCTTGCTCTAGTCCTAGCAGAAAGAGAAGCTTTCCCTCTTTATCATTACAAGGTTGGTACACCAGAAAAACCAGCCATGATCTATGAAGACGGATCTAATGAGGTTGACGCAGTCATGTCCCAACTGGCTGCAATGCCGTCGCAGGGCTATGTTATAACAAGCGAAAGACATGACGTGCATCTAATAAGCAGAGAAAACTCCGCTTTAGATGTAAGGCCACTTCTAGAATACTTTGAGGCAAGAGTTCTAGCTGGTTTATCTCTATCCCCTCTCGATATAGGAAGAGGAGACACTGCTAACAAAGGTACTGCTACAACAGTAAGCCAGAATCTAGAGGACTCTGCAAAAGATTACCAGATCCTTATAGGAGCGCACTTAACACAGTCGCTGATTATCCCACTATTGCTAGAAGGCGGTTTTGATGTAACTCTTGACAATATGGTTTACTTTAACTTCCCTCTAATTAGTAAAGAAGAGGAAAGAGCACAAGAAAACCAGGGTCTGCAGCTACTTTTGGGTAATGCAATAACTGTATCAGAATTCAGAAGAGACTATTTAGGTAAGCCAGAAATGGCAGAGGGCGAGCAGTCCGATACTATAATGGCTAAGCAACTTGAGAATCAAATTAAGTTAGCCAAGGTTACTGCAAAAGTTAAGATGGGGTCAGCTCCAACTACTAGCCCATCAAAGCCAGTAGAGTCTCAAGCAGCCAATAAAGCCAAACCTGCTAATCAGTATGGATCTAAGATAAAGAGTAGATTCAATAAGAATGACCTCCTTAAGTTGGTCGAGTCTCACCTAGACAACTTAAAGAAGTCGTTAACTTCTATTTCTGCTACAGATTCTATTTCTATAGAAGACTCAGTTACAGAATCTTTGACGACATTCGTAAAACATTGTGTTGCAGCCACTTCAGATAGCCTAATGGATATAATTGATTCTGGATTTTCTGTGGCAAGAGAGCAATATTTAGATACAAATGAGAATGATCAGGATGAGGCAAGTCCTATCGGAGAAAGAAGTTTAACTAGGTTTAAGACAAACTTCATCCAAGGATCCTACTGGAAGATACTAAATCCACATAAGCCTCAGATAATTAAGAATTTAAGCCCGGATAGCGAAGGTAATATCAGCTCCTTCTTGGTGATCAAGAACATAGAACTTATAAAGAAATCTCTAAAAAATCTAATAAATGATCAAATAGATACATCTTTCCGATTTGGGTTCATAAAGTTTGCTAAAAGAATGGGTTACAAATTTATTGAATTAGTAGATGTAGCCAGCAAAGAAGTAGCTGAGCAAATACCTATAGGCGATATTATATATAAAGAAATCATACCTACAAGCAACAACAGAAATTGCGAATTAAAACTACCGTTTGGAGACTTTACTGGTGAAATCATTTAAGTTCATAGATTCAGTTCTAGTAGATCAGCCTACAGAGTCAGCTTTAAGAAGTCAGGCTATAGGCATAATAAACTCTAATAAGAAGACTAGACTAAAAGTTACTATGGACGCTACACACTCTGGCGTCATTACTAACAGAAGAGTATATCCTGGCGCAAGAGTCCAAAAGGGATACAAGACATTCTTCAGCAAGGCATCTGGTGGCGAAGCTGAGTACGACAAGCCAGTATTAAGACACCACTCTATAGACCAGGACCCAATAGGTAGAATTATTCATGCGTCATTTAGCCCGTTGAAGTCTGGTCAAGAATTTGATCTAGATTATAGAAAGCCAGATCCAGAGGGATCAAGAGGATCTGGAGTTGTTACTATAGATGCTATCATAACTGATCCAGATTCAATCCAAAAGATTATAGATGGAAGATATCTTAGCATTTCTGTAGGTCACAGCACTGACTCGGTTAACTGCTCCATCTGTGGAGATAATATATTCAAGTGCGAGCATACGCCAGGAAGAATGTATGGCCCAGGCGGAGAAGAGCTAGAGTCAGAAGATTCTAGCGAAATCATGGATGCAAAATTATGCTACTATATTACAGGAAATATGCAGTATAACGAAGCTAGTTTTGTCAACATGCCAGCTCAGCCACCAGCTAAGTTGCTTAACTTCCAGTGGGAAGACTGCAACAAAGGTGAACAACTAAGAAAAGATAACATCCTCATAGAGTCAATGACTAGGGGCAAAAAAGCGATGGTTCGCGCCTTCTCTCTTCATGACGAAAGTGGGGAATATAATCTTCTGAAGGGCACATCAACAAGTGTCACTAAGCAGACTGTTATAGACATGGCCAGTCCAAAAGAAACTCTATCGAAAGGCAAGATGAACTCTGAAGAGACTACTGAAGTCCCTCAGGTCAGCAAACTCATGCCAAAAGTGAGAAATTCTGAGGATCTGGATAAAGCAGAGGTTAGCTCTAAAATTAAGGAACCGAACAAAATGGACAATCCAGAATCTAAAGAGACAGATGGCACGCTAGATCCAGCCGTCTTGTCCGCCTCACTTGAGGCATTAACTAGAGAAAGAGAAAGAATGCAAAAGGAACTAGCTGCGGCAACTACAAAGATAACAACTCTAGAAAAGACTGTAGAAACAAAGACGTCAGAAATTGAACGTCTGTCGCAGGCACAGACCGACATGCAGGTAGAGATGTCGAAGGCCCTGGCAACTGCTCTTGCTTCGGTAAGAGCTCAACTCAAGAAGCCAGATGCAGCTGGACTAGATAGCGTAGAAAAGTTCTCAGATTACTCTGATAAACTTTCTAGACGCTCGGTCGATTCGCTAAAGGATTCTTTAGCAGATCTAATTCTTGAGTTGTCAGGTGCAGATACATCTGAGCAGGTTAAAGATACTGTTCAGACAAAGAACATTGTTTCGCAGGACAAGGTTACATCACCTATACCTGTTGACAATAAAAACATTGTCCAAGCTGGAAGTAAAAAGCCTTCTAAGACTCAGGACACGTTTAGAAAGCCTGTTGATCAGGCATTTAGTGACTAAATAATTAACGGAGATTAATTATGGCATTAAGAATCCCACGTGGGTATGCGGTAAATCGCCCATACTTCCGAGAAGTTTGTGAAGGCACAAGACCAAACAGCCAGGCAGCACCTAGATTGCCTTGGACAGGTCTGGCTCACGTCAGAACAGATGAAGTGCATCACGATCCAATCGTGATTGATGCAGGTACTCTAGTAGGCCTCATAGTTGGTACAACAGGAGCTATTGCTATAGTAGGCGGTACGACTGGCTACTTTGTTCCTGCTTTTGTAGGAGCCGGAAACGTTATTGCTACTGGAGCTGATGGAGCGGCCACAACAGGTGGTGCCTCGTACAACGGAATGAGCAGCACTATTCCTGCTGTTAACCTTACACAAGTTGGTTCCTCAGAGGCGGCTACAACATGGGGCCTCTGGAATACTTCAGGTTCAGTCAGGCTTGGCACAGTCCTACCTATGGGCGTGGTTACTCAGCCCGTCTATAGCTCGTACTTGCCAATAGCTTTCACAAACTACAAGAGACAACATTCTATGGGATTTGTGACTGAATACGTCATCCAGGTTCCAGCAACCAATGACGAGGAAGTCGTGATCAGAGGTGGAGACAGAGTAATGCTAGGAAGTGGTACTCACCACGGAATAGGTTGCAATGATCCGTACATAGCAAACAAGCAAGCTGGACGCTACGCCAGATACGCTCCTGCTGCTCTAAGAGCAGAAGAGAGAAAAGTTGGCGTCTGTCTAAAGAGAACAAAGCTTGGTTCGGCAAGTACCGGTGCTGCTGCGGTAGGCCAGTTACTAGCTAACAACCTTGCCACGTTTACAGCTGATGCTGATCTCGCAGCAGAATTTGCAGGACTCGAAAGAGTTCAGACGGTCCCAGGACTTTCTCTCTCTGGTTCAGAGACGAAGGGAGTTCCAGCCTTCCTCCTCGGCGCTCGCGCTGATATCGATGGCAACTACTGGGCATTAACAATCCTGATCAGAATAGTCTGATATAAGGAGATCAAAAAATGGAAGACATCAAATTAGACGCAACGTTCACGGAAGACCAGAAGAAGGTCGCCGTCGCTCTCTACAAGAAGCTAAAAGACGAGGTTGACTCGGAAGTTAGCAAGAGAGTTAGTGGCATGAAGGGCGAAGATGAATTCATCGACTCTTCAGAAGACACCAAACTCTCGCTTAAGGATCGCAAGAGACTTGAGCAGATGACAAAGCTGTGGAAGAGCAACGGCTACGTCGATGGTGCTAAGGACCGCATAAAGATGGAAGATCTATTTCGTAAGGACATAGAGCTCACATCGCAGATGCGCGATAACTTCAGCACAGATCACCCTCTGTTGCTCCCAAGAACGATTTCGACAATTGCTAGAGAGGCAATTGAACCGAATCTAGTTCTTACTGGTCTACTCCAGAGAATCTCCTTTAGCAATGGCACCAGAATTGTTTTCCCCTCGTGGGGTGGAGCAATGCAGGCTGCTGACCTAGCGGAAGGTGAAGAGTACCCAGAAGGCAGCATGGAGCTAGCTGGTCAGGTAGAGGCTACGATTGGTAAGTCAGGTAT